CCAGTTGTTTCGGCAATAAAACATACCTTCAAGAATGCTCATACCTTCTTGATTTATAAACTTACCACTAACATATAATATCCTCTAATTTGCATACCATAAACATTTAATATGGAGCAACTTACAGAAGCATACAATTTGCGATTGACAAAAACTCAAAAATCTACTTTAGATAAGTTGGATGAAATGGGTTTTTGTCCCGCAAAGTTTATCCGTTTAGCCATAAAATAAAAGATACAGCGAGATGTACGCAAAGAGAGAAAGATATTTTTAAAAGTTAAATAATCACTTTTATGTTTTTAAACATATAAAAAGGTAGATAATCAATCGAATTAATATATTACATTTGTATTCACTTTAAAAACCAAATCAAAATGAAAATCTTAAAAAACAAAACGTACCAAGAACTTGTGGACGCAAACGCCAACTTAGGCGAAGTTAACTCCAAGTTAACTGATAGCAACGTTGTTCTAACCAATAAGTCGATGCTTCTGGAGCTGAGAGTGATTGCGCTCGAAGCAGAAAAAGCCTACCTCAATCTCACCAGAGATGCAAAAGGGGTGCTTCATTCAATAATTAAGAAAGAGAAAAAATAACCAATGGCCAGATACTTTGACAAATATACTGCAAACGGAGCTTTGCGGCAGAAGAAACCTTCGCTCATAAACTCGAAATCAGTCAATATGGATGCGGTAAGAAAGTCGGATGAAGGTAAGGTTTTAGTAAGAATAGATAAAAATACAGTTAAATATATAACAATGGAAAAAATAGAAAACTTACGAGATGAAGTAGTCTCGTTATTAATGAAGCAAATTGAGGGTAAGAATCAAACACCCTACCAGTTAAATCTGGCTACTGGAATAAACCTCTCTACCTGTGCGCAGGTTGTTAATGGGACTTGGAATCCTACATTTAATACGTTATTAGACTTTAAAGAAAAATACTCAAAATGAAAACACCAAAAATCATATCCTTAACCCTCAATAGTAGGTTTGGGATACTCGAAGCACAAGAGGTAAATTTCGTGCAGGATGCAAGTCAATTAATACAAGTAAAAGCCAATGTTGGCTCAGGAAAGACTACGTTAGGAAATGCTATTGCAGTCGGATTGGCTGGTGGTAGTGAGCGTGAAATCCCTTTAGATATGAAAAAGTACGAAGGATTGGACGTTGAGGAACAAATTTCCTTTGGTGACACTCCTGTATTCTTGCATACCAAATACGATGCAGGAAAGTTATCATCATCTGTTTACATTAAAGACGTAAATGGCAAACGCTGCGACAATCCAGTTTTAAATGGATCGAAATTCACCGCTGCATCCCTTCGTGATTACCTAAAAACCGAAATGACATTCGATGCTGAAAGCTTTATATCTGAAAATCCTAAAGTTCAATTTGAATGGATGACAAACGTCTACAAAGACAAGCTAAAGGATAAGGGTATCGTATTCGACAAAAAAAGCCCTCTATATGCTGGCACTATTCTTTGGGAGCTTGAACAGGCAAAAATGGAGCGTTCTCGTATCTACAATAAAGTTACCGAGTTAAATGCCTATAAATCTCGATTAGAGCAAGAAGGTTGGACGGAAACTAATATCCCAGAATTTATCAACGTGCTTTTAATCGAAGAGGAACAACGCTCTGCAACAAAAAAATATTACGAGGAAATTCAGGCAATTGATAAAGAAATTTCCGACCTAACAATTAAGGCAGCAAACTTCAATTCGATTATCGCCAATTATAACTCAACTTTGGAAACTCAAAAAGAGTTGGCGGATACTAAGGCACAAAAAGAGGTTGACGATTATAATGCGGGCATTCAAAAGGATATTGACCTAAGAGAAGAGATTCGAGTATGTGTTGATTTTTTGCACCTGCACAAATTTATCGGAGTTGCTGACCAATTCAATAAGTTGCCTGAACTTAAAAAGAAAAAGGAATTTGTTGGGTCTATTATCGCCAAAATTGAAAAGGATGAAAATGGCAAATACATCAAAGTAGGTAATTATTCTCCTGAAGTAGATGGTGCATTCGTTGGAATATCAGATTTGAGAGCTACTGGCGCATTGCTAATGGAGAAAAAATCAAAAATCATAGAACCAACCGATGACGAATATAAGGCTCGTATTGAGTCTGCAAAGGCATCTAATCGCATTGCTGAAAGATGGGCGACTTTTTTCCAACATCAAGAAGCCGACAATAAAGTTAAGGATATATTTAATCGCTATCGCAAGGTATTTACAACTATTGATTTAGGTGTGGAAGGATTAAGAATGTCATTGCTTGGCTCGGATGAAGATGAGGGAAATGAAATAAGGACAACTTATAATGGTTCGCACGATGCTGAATTGTTTGGCAACCCTGAAAAAGAAGCGAGGATTATATCGGGATATTCTCATACGCAAAGAAATATACTAGCTGTCTTAATGCAAATCTACCTACTTGACGAGAAACGCAAAAAAGGACAGGAAGGATTAAGATTTATGTTCTTTGACGCTCCGATTGACTTAAAAACTAAAGATATTTTGATTGGGCTGCAAGAGAAATATGATTTGCAACTAATAACTACTGGCACTGGAGACTATACAGTCGAGGGATTGAAAGAGGGTGAGATATTAATTGAGAATGGTTATCTACTGAGTAAAACTGCTGATTTATGACCCGATTAAAAACTGAGTACTCTAAAAAACTCACATCACTAAAAGTTAAAAGTAAGTTTATGTCAAATTTGAAAGCCTCAATCACCGAAAGAGAAACTCTTGATAGTGTGATTGAGGAGATAAACGAAGCGGTAAGTTTTGAAACATTTATCGCAGGTGCTTTTGATTTTGAAAAAGCGATTGAAGGAAAAGCATTTTGGATTAATATAAGCAAATCATGAGAGAGAAAAGCGCAAAAGCATTAATCCTTCGGGGTAATGGTAGCCCATTTAAGGCAAAGAAAGTAGGCAGAAACGAACCTTGTCCATGTAAAAGTGGATTAAAAAATAAAAATTGTTGTAAGATCGAAACGGAATATTATAAAACTAAATAATTATGTCAGAAATTAAATCAAATGAAGAGATAGCGGAAATATTTAAACAACTTTCTGCTCCGATAACCCCAAAATGGCGGGTTCAGTCAACTACCAAAGATGGCAAATGGGATATTTGTGTTCCTTATCTTGATGCAAGGGTTGTTCAGCAAAGATTGGATGATATAATGCTACCACAATGCTGGAGCAATACATACGAAGCCGAGTCTGGAACATCTTCTATATCTATTCTAATTAATGGCGAATGGATCACTAAATCCGATGTGGGTACTGATAGTAATGTCGAAAAAGAAAAAGGAAAAGCATCTGATGCGTTTAAGAGAGCAGCAGTGCTATGGAATATCGGAAGAGATATTTATTCTATTGGTACAAAACTATTGCCACATAATGCTGAAAAGAAGCGTCCAATGACACAGAAGAATGAAGTGTTGTGGACTCCAGAACAATTAAGCTTATACTTGAACGGAATGAACGAGTCGATAGGTTTGTTAAATCAATTATGGATAACTAACCCAGCATTACAGGCTAACGATACTTTTAAAAACGCAGTAATAACCATTAAAGAACTGGTAAAATGAATCCATTTGAAGAATTTGAAACCTCACTATCAATAAAAGTAGCTGAATCGACTACTGAACTCGATAACATACAAATCGAAGCAATTGAAAAAATACGAAGGTGGAAACAAAGGCGTATTGGTAAAATAACATCTTCTCCATTGGATAAATTAATGCCGATGGATAAGTCTGGGAACATAAAATTGAAAGCAGGAAAAGACTACCTTTTGGAAATATTGCATCAACTTGAAACAGGTTGTGATTCTGAAGAAGTCTCTGCTGCTGCTTTTCGTTGGGGGCATGAAAATGAGCCTTTAGCACATGAGTATTATCGAAAAATAACCGGTATTGATATGTTGTCATCCGATGACTTTGATGAAATACTGTTTGTCGATAATATTATTGATGGATTTGGAGATAGCCCAGATGGTCGCACAAAAGATGGTAAAGGTATTGCAGAATATAAATGTCCGATTACTGGAGCTTCTCATTTGCGTAATTGTGCGCTCAATATGTATTCCGATTCAGAGGATTACTTCTGGCAATGTATCGGGCACATGATTGACCCTAAAATTGAATGGTGTGACTTTGTAAGTTTTGACCCTCGCTATCCAGATGGACATCCGAACAAAATAAAAATAATTCGTATCAATCGGGTGGATGTTCAAAGTAAAATTGACTTATTAGAAGAGAAGTTGAAAATGTGGATTAGGGTTTTACAGGGTGGTAATTTAATTGATATATTTAGTTTATGAGACCCCGAATAGTAAAAGTAAAATTACCTTTTGAAAAAGAGGAGAAGAAATATATTTTAGTAGGAACATATAAAACAAATCAAAATGAACAAAGAAGAAATTATTAAATTCTATAAGACATTATTGCCTTGTGAACAGTTTTTAATTACAGGCAGTTACGCACTTCAAAGAATGGGGTTAGTCAATAAAAGCGATGATATAGATATTATACTTGTCAATCCGACAGATGAATCAAAATCTATTGTAGGTAGATTGATGGATGAAAGCCTAGCAAATAC